TCATCTACTGATTGACAAGCCATGATTCTCTAAAAACTATTTTAATTATATATCAAATCCTACCAAGGGACACCTGTTTTGGAGGTCGGTGTTTTCGACTCAGTGATTTGTGCAGCAATTCCTGTTTCTATAGAAGTAACTTGATCAGAACCAAGAGCAGCTTTAGCCCAAGCAACTGCATTGTCCTTAGTAACTGAAGCATATGCTGTGAAATCACCAGCATCAGCAGCACCTAGTCCAACTGAACCATAAGAAGAACCTGTATGAGTAACAGCAGAATCACCAGAGCCTACAGTTTCTGAATCTTGAGCAGTCCAATGTACAGTTTTAATCACATCAGCAAGAGATCCTTCTGTAGGAGCACGATCTAAGGCAACTACATTCCAAACAACAGCCATTTTATTTAATTAATATTATGTATATTTTATTCGTACTAAATTTATAAAGTTACTAATGGTCTAAATTATTTTAAGCAGCTGGGTAAGTAATGCTTACTATATAAGCTGGTCCTGTACCTGTATTACTAGTTAAAGTGAGAGCAGCCCATGTTGCATTATTTTTAGTTCCATATAATACTATTTGTGAGGAATTACTCCAAATATGAGGAGTAATAGCACTAAAATCAGCATCAAAAACCACATTACTAAGCATACAACTACCTGCTACTTGTGGACCTGGACTTCCTCCTGCACATGCAAAAGGAGCACCAGTAATTCGTATTTGCCCAGTTCCATCAGTACTTGTTTGATCTATATAAATATCTAAATGAACTCGATTTCCTATCTTTGTATAATGACCTTCTATTGAAGAAGAAGCAAACGTACCAGCACTATTTGAACCTACAATACCAGGGTTAAATTGACCTTCTTCATAGTCGTCCAAAATATTTGCAGCAGTACCAACTGAACTACCTCCAGTAAAATCAATACCTTTATTAGCAGCTCTTAATACTAAGTTTCCAGCCATAACTTCTACATCTCTAGTATTTTTTACAGCATCTAAAACGTGAACACTATCATTTTCGTTATAAGCCATGTAAAATCTGTTATCTCCTGCTCCCATACTCCATTTTGTGTTTGTAGTACTGTCTCCTTCAAGAGATAAAACTCCGTAATTAGGACCTTTTATATGTAAAAATCTTGTTTGAGCCGCTGTTCCCCAACTTGAATCGTGTGGTGAAGTACTATTAATACCTACATGACCATCAGGTGTAATGCGAAATCTTTCATCTGCTGCTGCTCCACTTGGATGAGTGTAAAAACTCATATATTTGGCATAATTATTTCCACTTCCATCTTGTGCTCTTAAACTTATTTCACCATCAGTAGTATCTGTGTGAATTACAAATTCACTACCTGAAACATCAACTTTAAAATTATCTTGATCATCACTTCCTGCTACATGTAATTTAGATGATGGACTTGTTGTACCAATACCTATCTTTCCATCATGTTTTATTCTCATCCTATGTCCATTACTACCTCCATTTGAGGTATAAAAATCCATATGACCATCATCTTTATTAGTTGTATCAGGTCCAGCAACTACAACTATTCTTCCAGCTAAATTGCCATTCCAATTAGCTTGAAATTCTCCTAAATGTTGATCTTGAGAGGTTCTATTAGCATCAGTAAGAAATATACCTGGCGTTGCATCACTAGCAGATATTTTTAAAGTAGGAGAAGTACCACCTGATAAATGTAGTAATTTGGTTGGAGCTGTTGTACCTATACCTACCTTTCCATCAGCCTTCATTCTTATACCAGACGTCCAACTTAGAGCCGCCCCTGCATTATTTGTATTATTCCCTGCATACTGAAAATCAATATTTCCATCATTCATATAAATGCGATTTGCATGACCGTTCGCAATGTAATACTCGCTTGAACCATCGTTGTAGTAGTTAACCGCAATACCACCTCTATCTTCATCACCTGAACCTCTACCGTATGCAGCAAATCCTGTTCCTATTTGTAAGGCAATACTGTCAGCATTTGTGGGCCAAGCACTAGGAGTAACACCTATACCTACGTGTCCATTTGCTGTAATACCTAATTTTTCGATCCAACTTCCACTTGTTTTACTTCTAAATCCTAGCTTTGAGTCTCCTGCATTTTGAATACGCCAAAGATCATTATTATCATCAGCTTCATCAGCCTGAAGCTCTATTACCGACGCACCAGCTTCTCCTGCTTTTATATATAAAAAAGCATCACCTAAATTACTCGTATTAATAATAGATAAAGCACTATTATTAAAAGTAAGATTTGCTTCGCCAGTAATAGCATTAGCACCTGTAACTGTACAAATAGTATTATTAGTTGATCCTGTTAATGTTGTTTTTGTTGCATCAACTGCTAATTGCCAAGAACAAGTCCCATCTCCATCTACTCTTAAATATTTAGTAGTTCCTGATTCACCTGTAGATAAAACAGCTGTACCTTCTGGAGCATTAGCATCATTGCCCCATTGTAAATTTCCACTTCCATCTACACTTAAGACTTGACCATTGGAACCAACACTTGAAGGGCTTAACTTTGTAGCAGTGACTGCCCTATTTGTTATATTTCCAGTATCAATACTGAAATCAGAAGTAATGTTACCTATATATGGCATGATCAGATAGTGGTATCTTGTGGGTTAAGCATGTAAGAAACAGTTATATCTATTGCACTTGCAGTTCCTGCGTAAGCTTTAATCCAATCTCCTGGTTCAATAATAATTTTATTTCCTGTCATAAATTCTAAAGAAGATTTATTCGGGACATTTCCAGAAGTTATTAAAGAATTTATAACTTGGCTTCCAGTACCACCTGCTTTGATCAAATTAACTGTGACATCTACGGAATTAGCTGTTTTGTTTGATGCCAAAATACCTAATATAACTCCATAAGTAGTAGCAGGAACACCACTTGAATTTGTTGACCCAGTTATAACTGTCGTTGGTGAGCCAGAATTATTTGAAATACTTGCTCGGCAAACCGATTGAAAACGAGCCATTTATTTTTAAAACCTTAGCACTAATGATTTAATTATAAGTTCACTTAACCAAGAGCTATTGCAAACACAATTGAACTATCTTCTGCAAAAGTTTGAGTTGCAACTGTATCTCCACTCATTTTGATTGTTGTACCAGTAATTAATGTTGAGCCTGTGATATTAGCTGCTGTCATATTTGTAAATTTACCATGAGTACCTGTTACTGTTGTACCCGATACTGTGGTGGTACCTACAACTGTAGCTCCTGTAATTAGGGGTGATAAAACTTTTGTACTACCAGTGATTATTAAACCACTAATTTTTGCACCTTTACCTTCTATCTCTCCAGTAACTGTTAATTTATCTGCAATAATCAAATCATCAGAAACATTTAAATCATCTGCATTAACTGTAATAAAGTTAGCAGTTGTTCCTGTAACTGTTACCCCACTAATAGTTCCTTCAACTTCTAAATCACCACTAACAGTAACGTCATCAGCAACTATAAAGTCATCTTCAACAGTAAAGTCTTGAGCAGTAACGTTAGTAAATTGACCTGTATTACCTGTAACGACTAGTCCTGAAACTTTAGTGGTACCTACAATCGTTGCTCCAGTAATTAATGGAGATAATATTTTGGT